TATTTGGGCGTTATCATTGGTACCGGTGAGGGTGACCGTAATTGTGGCTTTCCCAAGATCACGATAGGTTAGGATGACGCGGCGAACCGTGGGATAGCGATTGATGTCAACGTCCTCTATGCGGTAGGCGTATGAGCTACCCTGGATGGGATCGTTGAAGTTGCTGGTCACGAATGCGCCAATGCCTGTGCCGGTGGCGGTTTGCCACGGAATCAGCATGATTGCGTTTCCAGTTACGGTGCCCGCAGGCGCAATAATCGGACGCGCGGTCACCCACAAATTGGGAATGGTCCAACGAATCCAGCTTCGATCCTCTAAGTTATAGATCCAGATACGAGTATTGTTTCCGGGTATTCGGATGAACAACATGTAGGTGAAGAACGGGTAGGGCATGTACGTGCCAGGGTTTACATTTTGCGATTCGGCGGATTGCCCCACTAAGTATGGCGTCAAGAAGCCCATGACCGAGGGGCCTCCGCTATTGGGCCCCAAATGGAAGTCCTGCACGCCAATGTCCGCCATGATGGCGTCACGAGCTACGCCCCCAACGGGATTGAATCCCGAGGCCATTAGCTGATAGATATTGTCATTAGATACGATCATTCCAACGGGGCCGTATTGGCCGGTGGCGAAGGGGATAATGTTGCCAATGCCAACTTGGGATGCCCACAAGTGGTTGAAGTCAAATGGGGCCACGCCATTGCCAGTGGGTGCGATTTCAGTGATGCCATTGGAGCGAAGGATGTAGCCAACCCGGCCCATCATGATTGCGCCTGTGATTTGGTCAGGGACTTCTAGAAAGTCGGCCAAACCCGCATTGACGTTGACGGTTGGGTCCCACACTAAGGGTAAGCCATTGGCGCTCCAACGGACGCGCCATGGTTGTGCCCCTGCTGTCTCTGACGTGTTGGCTACAATTAAGTGGTTGTCTAGCTCGTCTATAACAATTGCTCCAACGGTTACCCCACCAGTTATGCTTATGATGTCGGGTGTGATGCTTGTGTCGCTAAGGCCATCCCACACATAGGTGTGATTGGAGGCGTTAGTGAAGTATAGCTTGTTCTGAAAGACACGCCATGACATTGGCACAAAGAGGCTGAACTGGGACCCAACGTTTGTTGCTCCTGCAAGCACTAGGTTCCATACAGTGCCGTCCCACCGCCACACGCCACCGACGGTGAAGGCTACGAGGTTAACCTTGTAGGGGCCGGATGTACCCGCGTTGGGGCCAAAGCCAGGAGCTATACCTAGGATGTAATTGGTATCGGGAGGAGCAATAAAGGTTGCGTTGAAGTTTGGCCTAGACCGGATTTCCTGATTGCGAATGTCGAAGTCGTCTAGCCTAGGGAAGTACTGAGGTTGGATGATGTTCTCGGGCTGCTGAACGTTGATACCGCCGTAGGCACCGGGCATAGCTCCGCCCGTCGAGGGGTCGAACTGTTCCGGCGTGTAGCTGATTTCAAAGTATTTGCCCACATCTAGTTAACCGTAATCGTCAAAATTGAGGCGGCTGTCAATATGTTGATTGATAGGCCATTGATCCAGAATACCTTGCCTCGGTTGTAGTTCGGGGGGTTAGCTCCCGCGTTAGCTGGCGAAGTGGCTTGCCACACAATGTTTCCGTTACGGTCGCGCACATCTAGCGTGGCGGACACAGGAACCATATCCCACTTGATGTCTTCGGCCCGGATCCAGTCCTTGTACTGGTTGAGGATAACGAACCCGTTCGCTCCACCCGCACCGGTTCCAGCCGGGATGCGAGGAGGGTTAGCTAGGCTTGGCACCAAGGTGAGGACCGTGCCCGAGACCACGATTGCCACAAGGTAGAAGCCGTTGTACACAGCCGTTGAGTTGGAGGCGACCGTCACGAAGTTGCCCGCTACTATGCCAGCCGTCGCGCCCACGGTGACGGAAACGGTTCCGTCGCTATTGAGGGAGATGGCGGAGATGGCGGACGACACCACGTCTGCGGAGGTAAAACTCCACGGGTTTGATGCGATATTCATTGTGTTTAGCTGTACTCTACCGCACAGTGCATTCCGACGCCGTAGACTCGAACCGCGCTAGTGGCCGCAGTGGTCATTGCAAACTCAATTAGCAGGGTGGAGAAATCAGCAGTCTCATACACAAGCGGTTGTGGAAGGGTAAACTTTTGTACGTGCGGCGTGGTAGCCGACGTGGTGGTGGTAAGCGCTAATGCTTGCGGCGCAACCACAGCGGTGTTGACGGTGACCGTGTTCTCCTGGAAGATATTTCGATTGAGGGCGATAGTCGCGGCAGTTAGCGCGGCCGTCTGCACCGAGTAAACCGCGAAGATGTCAACAATGGCGATGCCCCACGGAATCGAGGGAGTTCCAAATTGGGTAACGCCGACTGCTAGAGAGCCAGCGGCGACTCCGCCCATTGGATCGCCAGGACCAGCCGCTCCGGGAGTTCCGGGGGTGGTGCCAAAGGCTTCCTGAAATTCGTTGGATAATAGTACCGCGTTACCTTGTCCGGGGTACGCCGGGAAGTTAACTCGTGGGCGAGCCAAGATCGAGTTGTCAGCTAGGATATTGGTGGAGGCTACGCCAGCCACATTGTTGAAGGACCAGTCACCGATGGCGTTGCGGGTCAGTTGAAGCTGACCAGCAGCAGACCCGTTTTGGGCCGCTGGAATCACTAGTCCGGGTGCGCCATAAAAAATCAATCCGCCAAAAGTTCTGCTCATAAGTTCCTCTAGTACAACACATCAATCTGGTCGTTCTGGCGCGAGACCGGGCTCGTCAGTTTAGGATCGGGCTCCAACTCGTGCCGCCAGATAGCCACCTGCCGTGCCACTGCAATATCGCGCGATCCTACGATGGGGGTAAGGCCCGTGTCGTAGCAATTGTAGGTAGTGCACACCAATAGACCGTTCTGCCACTGCATCTCCGAGAGGGGAAGCGAGGCTCCACAACGCATACAATCATAGTAAACGTTAGTTCGGTCTGTGTGTCGTTGTGCCACTACTTAACTCCTGTGGGTGTGGTATGCGCCTGTGGCTTTTGCCGTAGGGTAATCTTTATTCCACCCCGGTGGGATCCACGGCCAATTTCAGCTTTGTGCTTGATTGGCATGGAGATCCGGTTGCGTCGAGGGGCTGCTCCCCGCTCTGACCACGCCGGTACAATCATACAGGTCATCGGGCTCTCCGTTGTCGGGGGCTCTTTTTACTTGCTGACTTGGGCACTTGCACCTCCATGGTTGGCTACCGCTAGTCCCGCCTGTGCTAAACCTACAGTTGCAGCTACAAGCGGCTGGTAAGCCGCAGGAACCAAGCCGGAGTAGTGCAAACCAAGCTGAACCACAACCGCTGCGATTTGTAACACCACATGCAAAAGCTTACTCATGCTTTGACCTTTCTCATTCTGATAAAGCGCATCGCGCCTTACGGGCCGTTAGAGCCCCACGTGCCGATCCAGGAAGTGGCTCCAGCGCTAAAGCGTTGGAAGGTCAGCATCTTGGTTGCGCGCGTGTCGAAGTCATCATCGTAGTCGGTGTCAATCGGGTGACGGTCGAAGAACTTCAACTGGTGAGAATCCTTCTCTGCCACCGCGAACCACGCAGACTGCGAAGTCAGGTAGTGTAGAACTCGGAACTTCAAGTCCTCTCCAAGGAGGGCGTTCAGTTCGTTGTCGTTGGTGTACGGCTTCCCCGGAGATCCAAGGATCTCACGAGCGATGAACTTAAGTTCCGGTGGGATCAGCACGTACCGTGGCTTCACTCGCACCGGGATACCCTGAGAGTCCACCAGCCGTTCAAACTGGTTAACCATCAGTTGGATGGCCGTAAACGACAGGTCAACGTCGGGCGACGGACGGTTAGGGTAAGTGCCCGAAGCGAAGATGACGTTGGTGAGTCCGGGTCCAAGGTTGGTCGCTGCGGTTCCACCAAGCAGCGGATGCTGCGTGTTGAACAGCGAGAGACCATCGGTGGTGGTGATAGAGCTAAAGCCCAGGTTGAGCACGTTGGCACTCACCTGCTCGCGCGCGAACATCGCGCTACGAGAGTGCGCCTTTGGAACCTGCTTGAGGATACCGTACTGGTCGTCCTCGATCAGTTCCCATGAAGCGCGTGAGCCGAGGGCATAAGTCAGGTGGAGGTAACGCTTGGTTCCACCCTGAATCATGTCGTCGTAAATTGCGGCTGAGGCTTCCGGCTTCTCAGGCATTGCGCCCACACCGGCCATTTCCACCTCATCCTCGAACGCCTGATGCGAAGTCTCGACGTTGAAAATGTGGGTGTACTCTTCCTCTCTCATCTGGAGATCGAGGAAGTGCAGGAACCAGTGATGAACTCCTGGTGCCAGCGTTTGTGCGAAAGTGCCACGTACCATCATAATGAGCAGTCCTCTTGTCCTTACCCGAGCAGGTTTACTCCAGCGGGTATGAACTGAAACAGAACGCGAGTCCCAAGAGCAGGTACGTCGCGTAAATCTAAAGCAATCACGGTCAAGACGGTGTTGGTTCCGGCAGTGACCTTAGCCCTATCCACGTACCAGAAGTTGCCAGGGGTGTCAAGGGTTAGTCCGTACTGCTTTCCAACGTCGGTATTCGCCGGGATTACCGGGTTGCCAGCGTTGCCAAGCGTAGCGGAGAAAATGGTGTCGGCCGCAGGAAGGATAAAGCCAACGCGACCATCATTGAGCGGCGCGCCGTGAGCGATATTCTTAGCCGAAGTTTCGTTCGGGACCGAGCCGAAGATGCCAGCAACCGCGCCCACCCCGAAGAACGGGGAGAAGGGGGTCGGAGCACCCAAGCCGGTTGAAGCCAAGTTGGATGCGGCCTCGTAGCTAATGCCGCAAACTCCACCTTGTCCAGGACCCTGAGTGTTGGCCACCCACGCCTGTACGCCGCCGTCACCGGCAGCGATGGAAACGGGGGTGCCCTGCTTGAAGGTTTGGGTAGCTTCCTCAATCAGCCGCATGGCCCTAAATTGGTTGCCCGAAATAGACTCTACGGGGAGGATGGGAATTGCGGTAATAGCCATAAGTTATTTCTTTCCTTTTGAGCGAAGCTCATCCACGACCGCCCGAGTCTCTTCGGAGCGACCGCTCTTAACGGAATTGTCAATTATCTCGTCGGCATTTTCGGGAATGAAAGAGACGGCTTGGCCAGTCTTATTTCCCTGCTCGGCGGCGATGGTCTTTCGTGCCGCAACGGCGTCACTATTAACATCTGAGGACGCATTTTCCATGTACATGCCGCGCGCCCGTGTAAGGGAGTCCGCCTTCTGCATGTTCCATTTGAGGGCCGCGTCGTAAACGTCCGCCCTAATTTTCATCAAAATGAGATCGCCAGCTTTGATCTCCCCATCTTTACAACTTGCGTCACCCGCCAACACCTCGACATCGTCAGTGGTGGCGTTGATAAAGCCCTGCGCTTTGCGCTGAGTGTAGAAGCGTCCACCCATCCCATCCCGGTTGACCCAACGGTAGCGGTACTCCGAGTTCTTCACCCGAATAGAGCAAACCTCAGGAACCAT